AGTCAGACGAAGACAGATGGATGAGTACGCAGGTCTATGTAGCCAGAACTCTTCAAAGCGTTGACCCCACGTTGGAAGCGGTAGGCTCTGGGGGTGCGATTACGGGTGGTCACTTCGATTTAATTGTCGCGGACGACCTTGAGGACGACAAGACTACGTACACGCTGAATCAGCGGCAAAAGACACGAGATTGGTTTAGAGGCACAATTGGTCCGATGCTGGTTCGGGGCGGTACCATGATTGTAATTGGTACTAGAAAGCACCACGATGATCTCTACGGTCACATGATTGAAGATCCGACTTGGCGGGTCATAGAGGATAAGGCTATTTCTCAATTTCCTGAATCTTACCACTTTATCACTGAGAAAGATGAACACGGACGTGAGGTGATTACAGATGTTCACATTGAAGGGGATACTGAGGTTCTTTGGGAAGCAGAGCGGGACATTAAATACTTGCTTAGGGAGCGACAAGCGGTAGGACAAGTATTGTTTTCTCGCGAGTTCCAAAATGAAGTCCAAGATGATTCTGCTGCTGCATTCAGGATGGAGTGGATAAAGAGTGCTCAAGAGAGAGGTAAAGGTCTAAGTCTGTACGAACTTCCAGACGAAGATCTAGACATCGTACAGGGTTGGGACCTGAGTCTAGTTACGGACGCCAAGGGCGCAGCGAGTCGTGACACTGACTTTACAGTTGGCGTCACCTGGGGCAAGGACAAGCACGGAAACCGTTACCTTCTAGGTCTTAGAAGAGAGCGAGGAATTACCCCAGCCAGGTTACGTAGTGTGATTGTCTCTGAGTACGAGCGTTTTGGGGGACGTGTTCGACAAATAGCGGTTGAGAAAAACAACTTTGGGGAGTTAGTTTTTCTTGGTCTACAGAGGTCAACGGACCTGCCTCTAACCCCTCACCTTACAACGGGCAAAAAGAAAGCGGATCCTTGGGAAGGTGTTTCAAGTTTGGGCATTTTATTTGAGAATCAAAAAGTAACATTGCCCTGCAAGACAGGCAGAGATCGAGAGGTATTAGAACCTCTTATCGCAGAGATGTGGGGTCTCGGCAGAGAGAGGCATGACGACACTGTTATGGCGTTGTGGATCGCGGAAACTGTTTTAAGGAAGGCATCTTTCAATTATGCAATGAGCTTTGGGGACGATGAGGTAGACAACTCTAATGTTGTTAGGTTTAGACCTAATGAGAACAGTCCTTACGCTCATTCTATGGATAAACTCTGGAACTCCATGCCGTGGTTCACTGGGGATGAATAGTTGTGGTTACAGTAGTCGAAAAAACAGCACAGGGGGCGTCTGCCACAGGAAGAACAAGTGTAGCCAAGCATGTGAGTAGCATAGAGGACCTGAAGAAGGTTCGCGTCTCTTCTTACGAGACAGGCAATGCTATTTTCGTTGCTGATGAGGGCAAGAACTACATCTGGGTAGCTAACTCTACTTTTTCCGTGGATAATATAACCGTAGTACTCCCTAACTCTTACTCGAATGCTACTGCACCCATAGGCAGATGGATCGTTGAGAAAACGATAACGGTAGAGTCTTCGGCGCAGTTGAATACGGACACTGTTGCTAAGGCAGCGAATCTTGTACTGACAAAGAAAACAGTAGAGGATCTTAAGAAAGCGCGTGTGGCAACACGTAAAAGAGATGACGGCGTGCGAGTTGCAGATTTGGATGCCACGTTCGTCTGGATACCTAATTCTAGATTAAAAGTAGATGATGAAAATGTTGTTCTGCCCAATTCGTATACGAAGGCAATATCCCCAGTAGGTCGCTGGATACGTGAGGGAGTTTCGCTTCGGACAGGACAGATACCTAGCGAGGTAGTTCAACCACAAACCCCTACGGTAACTTCGTTAAATAACCTTATACGCCCAATCCGATCTGTGAGTTATACGGGCAACCCGTTACTAATTTTGGATACGGATGGCGTTCTACTGATTGATACCACAGGGGGATCGGTACCCGTTTCTTTGCCCGATCCTGCGACAATCCCTGTAGGTAGGTTCTTCACGATCAGGAAGGTGGATCATAGCACAAATGTGGTTATTATTAGTGCGTTGGGATCTGCGTCCGTAGATACGCTACCCAGTATTACATTGAACAACATTGGCGGGTGCTCACTGATTTCAGACGGCACCAATTATTTCATCTTACCATAGGGGGTAATTAAAAGAATGAGTTTCGGATTATTCGTACACAAGTTTGATATTAGCGGCAAGCTATATGATGGCGCTACATCAAACGAATCAAACAGATTGGCGACACGTAGCTACGTCGATTCTGCCGTTTCGCAGGGTGCAGGTGATTATCTTGCGTCTGTAAACGATAGTATTGAGGCAGCAGCGTCCGCACCTTCGTCGCCTGTAGACGGCGATAAGTATCTAGCAGCAGCGGACGACTCGGGTGCGAGTTGGACCGAAAACAACGTCTACGAGTGGGACAACACCAACGGCGTTTGGGTAGAGACAGTTTCAGCATCTGGTGATCGCTATCGCCTGACAGCCAGTGCAGGTAGCTTTGTCGCGGATAGCATTTATGAGTTCAATGGCAGTTCATGGACAGCGACTGCACCTACCGAAGGTACCCATATCTATGACGAGGACACCGACGAGTCGTTAATTTACAACGGTTCTGCATGGGTTCTTCTTGTCAGTAACTTGGGTGCTCTTAAAGTTGCTTCGGACCTTGCAGATCTTAACGATGCAGCCACAGCCCGCACTAACCTAGGTCTTGGTTCTTTGGCGGTACTTTCCAGCCTTAACCTGGGATCATCTACTGAGCTTCAAGGTGTTCTTGGTCTAGCCAAGGGCGGTACAGGGGCGACTACCGCAGCAGACGCCAGAACGAACCTCGGACTTGGCAGCATTGCTACTCAGGACGCAAACAACGTAGATATCGACGGTGGTACCATCGACGACACCGATATCACGCTTGGAGCTTCCAATACGCTTGACGTATCGGCGGGTACAATGACTTTCGCTTCGGGGCAGATTGCGAACGGTTCTCTTGCTAATAGCTCAATGACCATTGCAGGTTCATCTGTACCCTTGGGTGGAAGCATTACAGCCGACACCATTGCGGGACAGATCAGTGCAGGACAGATTACCAACGCGCAGCTTGCTAATGACTCTGTAAGCTTTGGTGGTGTTTCTCTGGATCTCGGTCAGTCTGACGCTACTCCAGCTTTTGACCTTGCCGACGCAACCAACCTCCCGATTTCTAGTGGTGTTGCAGGACTAGGTGCAGACATCGCATCGGCACTTGGGAACGACCTAGACGCAGATCTTGCAAGTGTGTCTGCGAACGATGATACCCTTGCATCTGCAAAAGCGATCAAGGCTTACGTTGACGCACAGATTACGGCACAAGACCTTGACTTCCAGGGCGATTCTGGCGGTGCTTTGAGCATTGACCTCGACTCTGAGGTTCTGGATATCGCGGGCGACGGTGTTGCTATCTCGACAGCAGGTTCTGGCAATCAGATCACGATTTCAGCAGCAGATGCTACTGCATCTGCTAAGGGTGTTGCGAGCTTTGCCGCAGCCGATTTCAGCGTAACAGCCGGTGCTGTTAGCCTCGTAGATCTAACCGTTAGCCACATGGACGCAGCAGCAGTTGTGCTTGAGTCTGAGGGCATTGGTAGCAATGACGTAGACACCGCTTTCCCTACAGCGGCAGCAGTTAAAGACTACGTAGATTCTCAGGTCACGGCTTCAGACCTTGATTTCCAGGCAGATACAGGCGGTGCTCTGAGCATTGACCTTGACTCTGAGACAATGACATTCACTGGTGGTACCGGTATCGATACGTCAGGATCAGGCAACGAGGTTACTTTTGCAATTGATAGCACCGTAGCCACGCTTGCTGACGCTCAGACTCTTACTAACAAGACTCTGACCAGCCCAGATATCGACGGTGGTACAGTTGACGGCGCTGCTATTACTCTTGGAGCTTCCGGCTCTTTGGATGCTTCTGCGGGCACTTTGACCACATCAGCAGCACAAAAGGCAGCAATCATTGAGGGTGCAGCAGCAGACCTTGATATCGGTGCTCATGAGTTCCGTGCTCAAGATCTTGTAGCTGATAGCCTGACAGAAGGACAGGTTGTTTTCGCAGGTGTAGACGGTAAGTTAGTTGACGATGCGAACTTGACTTTCAGCACCGACACGCTAACTGCTACCAAGATTGGTGCTTTCGAGGCGGCAGGTGCAATCAACTTTGCAAGCCAGCAGATGACCAACGTCAACATCGACAGCGGCGCTATTGACGATACGCCTATCGGTTACAATACGGCATCTACCGGTGCTTTCACTAGCCTGAGTGCTTCGGGTTCTGCGAGCATGAGTAGTACTCTTAGTGTCAGTGGGGCGGCGTCTCTCTATTCTACTCTCTCCGTAAGTGACGCAACAACTCTTAGTGACACTCTTGCTGTGACTGGAGAGTCAACCTTTTCTAGTGGGCTGTTCCCCGATTCTACGACTGCAACGGTAGACCTTGGAGGTATGCAGGGTTCTACGTCTTCAATGTACCCATCTTCAACGGTGTGGTATGAAGACTCAGCTTTCTCCGACCGCGCAGAAGGCTCTACCTCAGTATCGCCACTGTATAATTCGACTACGTATAGTCACGAGCTTACGTACTACAAAGATTCTGCATTTACGGTAGAAGCGCCTGCTTACACACTCACTACAACCAATGACCCCGCGTCTGTTGCGTATTACAGCGACACGACGTTTCAAACCCAAATTGTTTCGCCTAACAGCGGTACCATGAGGGCAGTGATCTTGACGTGGAATGCTGCGGACTATCCGAATGCAGCCGAGCGTGCGGGTGACGGGCTTCGATGGAGTCAGGTCTACTTCCCAAATAAGTACAACGGCATGAACACGAACACACTTGTATGGGATACTGCTAACTACCAGGCTAAAATTGAATTTGGTAGCAGTGGTCAGGCTATTGATTCAACTTGGCATGGCACGGCTGTACAGTTGAGAAATAGACCTGTAAATACACCCTACTTCCAGGTAGAATTTCGTTCTGACCAAGGTCTCACTGCTCCTGAGTTCTCAGTTGCAACCTTTGAGCCGTCATACAATGGAAGTAAGTCTATTTCATCGGCATCTTTGGTAAGCGGGCAGATTTTCAACATTACGATGGCGACTGACATAACCATCAATGAACAGACGGGAAGTTACAACAACTTTTACTTTAGTCAGAATGATATACCGTCCCTGTATTTGCAGCTTCAGTTCTCTAGCTACAATTCACCTAGTTCTGCTAGTGATATCAATTCGATCGAGATTAGCGGTGTTTCTCAGTCGCACTCTTCGATTGTATCAGGAGGTACTTTTACTGACAGCTATGGTAATCAGTACAATTACTACAATGTTACTTTTAGCAGTGTACCAAGCACGACTGGCACTGTAACGGCTGTTGTTGGAACTCAAGAGCTTCGATACTTCCAAGACATCTCTGCAAAGAGAGCAATGCGAATCAAGAGCCTAGGTTCTGGCTCCGCACCCACGTCAAACGGTACTGGCGACAGTGCGTTGTACGTTAAGCAGTGTCCTGTTAACTACAGTGGTAGCCACGCAGACGAGCTTTTCTACTTGGATGCAGCGGGTAATACCATTCAGTTCACGGAAGGCGGTCACGTTTTTGCTCCACGCCGAGCAATGGATGCGACTGAGGTTCTTGCAGAGGATGCAGACTTGTCTTCGTTGCCTACTTTGGCGTCTAGCCTCAAAGAGTGCTACGCTTTTGACCTTAGCGCCAAGGCAGGTTCTCCAGCCCTTGGTTCTTCGTCTCAAGCACAAGCATTGACGATTCCAGTGCCACAGGCAGCGGACATCGGACGTGAGGTCAAGATTATCGTTCTGGGCAGCATGTCATCTGCGAACCAGTTGACGATTAACGCTGGAACGTACACTAACTCCTCCAGTGCTTCGATTACAGGGCAGATTGATGGTCTGGATGCCGTTATTCTTAGCCAGCCATATCAGGTAATTAAATTGCTTGCTATCAAGGCACAAGACGATGCTGCATCTGCCGATATCACCTGCTGGAAGCTAGTCTAGTAGCCTAGCCCCTCCCTATATATCCTACCTGTAGGTGGGTCTGCGACTAAGGAACACAGTTTTTAGTTTCAAAATGGTCGCAGACCCTATACAATTCCCTTGACAACTGGACCATTTAATTTTCGAACACAAGAAGGGGTCGAAATGCTCAATAAAGATGAGGAAAAGGTTTTGGGATCTTTCAACAAAGGGGAAGAAGGAAAGAAGAGCGAATCTGCTCTTGAGTCCTTTGGCAAAGCAGAGATGGGAAGCGCGGACACTTATCAGCTTGACTTCTACGGCATCCAAAAGGGTGACGAGATGAAGAAGATGGACGAGGAGAAGACGCCTGAGCAGAAGGAGCAAGAAGCTGAAGCTGCTAAGGAAGAGTCCTCTGAGGACATGGAAAAGATGATGTACAAAATGGTTGAAGAGGGTATCTCCAAGATGATGGAAGGTGAAGACTCTCCGATGTCAAAGATGATGTACAAAATGATGCGCAAAATGATGGATTCTGATAAGAAAGAGCCTGAGATGGATAAGGCACTTCCTGTCGAAGAAACTGTTACTTTGGTCAAGTCAGAGCCTGTTGTTCCTGCTCGCGGTCGTGATGCTTTGCTAGGATGGCTATCCAAGTAATCTTCTCTAGAAGCACATGACATTTTGCATCTTGCTAGGAGGATTGCGTGGATCTACATACCGATAAGTCTACTGATGAGGATTCGACCCCTTACGCAGAGAAGGGTATGAAAGATTTACGTGAGAAGGATTTATCAATTCTGATAGGTCCTCCTCCGAGTGAGGTAGATAGACTGATTGAGCTACCTTTGGTATCCGATCAGTATCGGAACAGGAAAAACCCGGATAAGATGCAGGACTTGTTGGATAAGGACATGGAGTCTCTTTTCAACGCTATCCTGATGGACGCGGGGCTACCTAGCAGTATGTACATGATTACAGGCATTGCTAAAAGCATCGTACCTGATATTAAGTTTCATAAAGATTATTTCGGCGCACTTAGACCTAAAGAGTTAGCACAAAAGCATGGCGTATACTTTGAGTGCGACAAGCTAGAATCTGCACAGACGGCATCTTATCCTAGTGGACATACAGCACAGGCGTGTTACTTGGCGATGGTTCTTGGTGAGATTTACCCTCACCTTAGTGCTAAATTAGATTCTCTAGCAGACAAGATTGCGGACAGCCGAATAGACAGAGGTGTCCACTTACCTAGCGACAACACAGCAGGTAAAGAATTGGCAGAAGCTCTTTTTCAGAAGACACGTAAAAATGTGTTAGAGGGCGAAATTAGATACAGAGAAGTTTTTGGGGGATAAGATGGGTTTTTGGTCAAAGCTATTCGGCAATGAAGAGCCGAAAGAGGAAATGACGAAGGCTTTGGATTTACCCAAAAAACCTGTAATGCCGCAGTCTTTTGAGTTAAGCCCAGAAGAGTTCACTATGGGCAATCTGTCCGACGAGTATATGTCAGAGGACTATTACACTCGTGGGCACGGTCTTTCTTACACAGTTTTACAGAACATGGCTAGAACGCCTGTAATCGCTGCGATAATTAACACTCGTGTCAATCAGATTGCAGAGTTCGCCATACCTCAACCCGACCAGTATTCGTTGGGCTATCAAATCAGGCTGCGTGATCATGAAGCTCCAATGACGCCAGCAGCTAGGAAGAAAGCCCGAGACATTAGCCAGTGGCTTCAGACATGCGGAGATGAGCGCGTAACTGGTAATTTAACTTTCGAGTCATTCATGAGAATGATTACCCGAGACTCATTGGTTTACGACCAGGCGACTTTTGAAATTGTAAAAACACGCGGGGGTAAGCCTTCGGCTATCATCCCTGTGGACGCCAGCACAATTCGACGCGCAAAGTTAACTGAAGCTGAGATTAAAACAGGCAGACGGGATCTTAAAAGAGACGGGTACATCCAGATCATAGACAAGAAGAAGCGGGTATCTTTCGAGCACGATGAACTAGGCTTTGGTATCCGCAGACCTAGAAGCTGGATCAAGTCTAACGGGTACGGATTCCCTGAGCTTGAAGAGTTGATTCGCGTAATCACTGCGATACTAAATGCGGACATGCACAAGGCAAATGATTACAGCGTAGGGCTTTCTACGGCAGGTATTCTTGCGGTTAAGTCCAAGATGAACCCGCAGCTTTTCAGGTCTTTCAGGCGAGAGTTCTACTCGATGCTTTCGGGCGCACAAAACAGTAGAAGAACGCCTATCATACAGTTAGACCCAGAGGCGAATGAAGAGCTTCAGAGCATCAACCTTAACGAAAACCGAAACTGGCAAGATTACCAGCAATGGACCTCGTATCTACTTAAGATAGCCTGCGCGATGTTCCAAATGGATGCGTCTGAGTTAGGCTTTGTTTATGGAGCAGAGGGTCAGGTTAACAGTTTATCTAGCTCCAACCCTGAACATCGAATCATTGCGTCAAAGGAGAAAGGTCTTAGACCACTTCTCAGAGCGCAACAGAATTGGATAAACAGATGGGTGATTCACAAAATTGATTCCGACTTTGAGTTACGTTTTGGCGGCATTGATGTCAAAACAGAATCCGAAAAACTTGAACAGGAACTTAAGCGAGTCAAGCACTACATGACGATCAATGAAGTGCGAGCACATTGGGACCTAGAGCCGTTGGAGAGCAAAGTGTCGGATATGATTTTGGACCCCACTTACATCGGAGCAGCGGGACAGGAAAATGCAGCCAGAGAGCAGGCTGCTCAAGAAGCTGCGCAACAAGCTGAAGAAGCGGGCGAAGAGTTCGATATCGAGAACTTTGATGTAGACACATTCCTTGGAATTAAGAAAAAAGACGATGAGCCCGAGGATAAGAAAATCAAGACAGCGGGCGGCTGGGAGCCTATACCTGGGGGCAAAAAAGGCGGCAGGCGACGACGTGCAGGTAAAGGCTGGGAGTATGACTACTCTGAGAATACTCTCAAGAACCGAGAAGAAGCCGTAGAGCCTGACGAAGACATG